AACTACAGCAGTTCTGGTAAACATTTCGTATATTTCGTACTCCGTATCATCATCGTCCTTCACCACATCTCCGATTTTTAGGTTTTTCATAGGTGTTATAAGTTATTATTGTTACTACGGTTTACTATAAGTTAGCGTCTACTTCCCCAACTTACGTCTGATTTCTAATATCACTTCTAGTGGTGTACTCATAATCCTAATTGTTTTAACTTTGCTTCCCATTCGATCCTGAATTCTACTAAGCGCTCCTTGGCTGCGGCTACGTCTAATGCTACATCCTTCCTCGTTACTTCAATCTTAGTCAGCTTCTGTTCCACGTCGCGGATCCTTGGGTCGTAGATCACAAAGTCCAAGTGGGTAAGGTCTTCACAAACTAAGAAGTAATTAACGACTTGCCATTTATACTCGGCGGGTACTCCTCCATCTAATATATACTTTACTACCGTCTTTGTCATGGGTGCCTTTACTTCAACAGCTCGCTTGAACTTCTTGCCAGTCATGATGAGTCGGTCAGGTGATAGACCTACGTAAGGAAACTCGTCACTGATGCAGAACCCCACCTCTTCTGTCTTGCGCTTGTACTTATGCTCGTAGGCCCAGACCGCAAACTCTTCATTCTCGGTCCCCCACTTCATAGCATCAGTCACAAAGAATTTCTCTGGTGAGCCAGTCATCTGCTCTGCGATAAGCTCATACAGTAGCGTCTTTTGCACCACCTTACTACCCATCACACCTTTTAATCTTGTGCCGGTAATCATGCCAATTCGCATCTTTAGCCAATCATCAGTACCTTGTTCTACGTTGATTATTTCCATCTGTTGATAATAACATGCAGACCCCAGAAGAGGTGGTATACTATCCACAGGTGCGGGATACGCACAATAAATAAAACAATATATGACAAACGATTTCTCAAAATTCGAAACACAAGAACTTAACCGACCAATGGACAAAGCGTGGGGTAATGGCTTCGCGAAGTTTGAAAAGGAAGGGGACAAAGTACAAGGAATTGTACGAGATGCGTACTACCGACCAGCTGAAGGAATGTATGGTGCACAGCGAGGATTCACACTAGAACTGGCTGACGGAACACTCAAGAATGTAGCTATCAAACGTGATCCTTACTTTGCGATTCGTTCAACGAACGATGTAAAGATGGGGGACCTCCTATCAGTTGAACTAACTGAACTCCGTAAATCAAAGACTGCTGGATTCAACGCCACAAAGATTTACTCATTCACTTCAGGAACACTTCCTGAAAATGCAAAGAACATGACTGTGCGCGAGATGGAAGAAAAGGACATGAAAGCTCTAGGGCTAGTAGATACTCCAGAAGAAGCTCCCTCTGAGGGAGAAGAAGAAGTACCCTTCAACTAAGGCATAGAGACGAAACAAAAGGCCACCTATGAGGTGGCCTTTTGTTATATCTTAAACTCGTACTTCATCACTCCGCTGTTCACGTCGCACGTCACGTTTCTCCCGTCTGCCACACAGACTATCGCGTCGGCGTCTCCAAGGTAGAAGAAGTCAAACGGATTCTTCTGACCCATGTCAGGTATCTTGTGCGGCTTGAACTTCCCATTCTCGACTTGCTTTAAAGCAACTATTTGATGTTGCTTGAGCCTGCCACCTTTAATCTTTACCTCTAATGCCCAGTTGCGATGCGTGTGTAGCTTGACCAGCTTTGCAGCCACCAGGCTGTCCACCTTGGCTTCGATACGTTTATTCTTACGTGGCAGTTCTGGTAGTGTCATGTCTATGATTTTTTAATGAATAACCATTAGGTAGAGATTTCGCTGGTATTGTAAAAGCGTCTTTTAGGCTCCACCCACATTTCTTTAATCTCGCTGAAACAAGTGAGATATCACCTCCTAATCGAACTGAAGCTTCTGATGCTGTCTCATTATTATACATGATAACTTGTCTGCTATTTCTAGCTTGAGTGTATCGGTCTGCCCATTGACAATTATCAGGAGAGTACCCTTGCTCGTTATTGATTCTATCTATAGACAAACATTCTTTGTACCCAGAATTTACGGCCCATTCATAAAAGGGTTCAAAATTGATCCATTCACTGCAAACAGAAATACCTCTACCTCCATAATTTTTATAATACTGACTATTTGGGTTTAAACATCTTTTTTTAATTCCAGCCCATATTGAGTAGAGTCTGGTTTTAGATTTCCCATGTGTTCTACGATTCATATTTATGACAGTTAAATTCTTCTCCAGCTATAATACATTCATAGATAATTTTATCCCACTTACCCCCCACAAGGTATTGATATATTTTAGGCTTCATTTGCTCAGGCTCTATCGTGTCCAGTCGGGCCTTCATCTGTGTGTGGAAAAGAACCCTGTGTGGCATGGAAGCAAATATCATTATGTCGAACATGTATCCATCAAAACCTTCTCCCATGGAAGCATTCATTATCAGGTAGCAGTCCTCCTCATTTTGAGCAGATGCAATAGTTCCCTCCTGATCTTTTGTCTGACTGTTTACAATGTATGTTGGCTTTACATTTTTAAGCTTATCGTACAGTTCATTTATCTGGTCTGTATAATGACACACTATTATTAACTTCCTGTACCCTAATGATTTTATGTGCTTATATTTTTCAGTCTGTTCTTGTCGGTGGTCTTTTGTCCAATGATAATCCTCGTCTTCCTCATAAACTTTTGGCTTTGTTTTAATTGCGACAACTTCACTTGTTTCAAGAGGTAGACAATCAACACAATCGTGTAAAGATACGATGTCAGCGTGCTTATTTAACAGCACATTAGCTCCTACTCTCCAGTCTTTTATGGCAAAGTAAGCAGGACGTGGTAAGTACGGTTTGTACTCTAGGTTATAAAATTTGTCACGAAACGTTCTCCACTCTATGTAATGGCCAATGTATGTTAAGGCTGTATGGATAGATGAAGGATCGTTACTTAATGGAGTTCCCGTCAAACCCATCAGGTGCATGTCAGGGTTTTGTTTTATGAGTGTGTATAAACATACTGATAAATCACTTCTACTTTTTGCAATAAATAATTTGCCATGAAAGTTGTGTATCTCATCGACAAGAATAGCTGTTGGTGATTCTATCTCACTAAAATACTTCTTAAATTCTTCTTTTGTATAAACCGTAGCATCAGGACAGCGGGACTGCCACTCCCTTTTGTTTTTTTTTAAACAAATAACATATGTATTCCCAGCCCTTGTATTGTGATTTATCCAATTTTGTCCTGCACGTGATTTACCTGTTCTTGGAGCCCAACAAAGAAGCGCCTTATTTGGGTTTTCTTTTAAGATTCTCTCTTGGTGGGGTCTAAGTTTAGTTTCTTTATCCTTCATAATTCTAGTAGACGTTGTTGGTGTGGCCGTAATTTGTCCATAATTCTTCATTCATGTGCATGTCAGCCAACTCCTTAGCTGTCATGTCATCTTCGTTAGGTGGTGGGTAATTCATAATACTGTTACAAGGTGGAATTGTTTTCTTCCATTCTTCTCTTTGACAGAAAAGATAAAAACAAACCCCATTAACTCTTTAATAATCCTTTTTTCTTCTGGGTGGATACTGTTCTCAATGTGGTGCATTTCAGTGTTGTATACTTTGCGGTTCAGTTTAGGTGATTCTGACTCCGGTCGTTCCAAGGCCTTGCGCACAAACTTACCCAACTTTCTGTCAGATATACCAATGCGCTCGTCAATGCGGCTCTTGGCGTGGGGTGTTATAAGAATGTTGCCAACCCTGATTGCTTTCATGCTATAAACTTAAACACTTATTGATAAACCAGTCGTCCTTCTCACCTAACATCTTGAGCCACCACTCATCGTCTACTTTGTCTAAAGTAACTCCTTTATACTTATTTCCAAAGTCAATCATGTAGTGCCCTCGTGTTAAAGGCTCAGTCGTCCCGTCTTCGAAGTATACAGTATTGTCGTCGCCTTTACGCATAAATGCCCAGTTGTCGTCCGTCTGTTTCTTAGAGTAGATCATACATCATCAATTAAACTAAGTTGTGCCTGGTCAGCAGGGTCTAAGCGCCTCACGACCTTGGCTATCTCCTTGTTGTGGATGTACCACCGCTTCTGGCCAGCCGCATCTTCATCCTTGAGCCGTATAACATCGAGGGCTTGTAGGTGGTCCAGTCCTTTCTTCACGATACTTGTCTCCAGTCCAGTACAAGCACTGATGTTGCGACTCGTCAGGAACTTACCGCTATCCTCCAGGCCAACAAGATGACGCATGTACGCCCGTCGCTTATCGTTAGCTAGGCTCCAGGCTGTCCACTCTAGCGTAGCGATCAGCTCCTCTGTCAGTGGTCCTTGGTTCACTACCTGCAACGCTTCAGCGATCTTGGTTAGCTGCTTCATCACACGGAACGGCATCTCTGGCTCAGGGAACTCATCGACAAAGCCTGAGCGCTCATCGACATGCACTGCTGTACGCATCAACGTCGAGTGTTCACTGATGTTAGAGATGACGGCCTTCACCTCATCAGACAACGGACAGTGCCTAGCACCATCTGCTTGTAACCGTTCGGACAGGAACTCTTCCAGGATGGCTGCTATCTTGCCGTCAAGGTCCTTTGAGGTTAGGTTGTTGTTACTGATGAACTGTACCGCCTTGTGCTTGTCAAAAGCCTTCATCCGATAGTTAATAAACCGTTCCCCCATGTCGGCCACCTCTGCGAAGTAGCGATAGATGCTCGGCGTACTACCACTGATCATACCTAGATACCCTTCCCATACCATCTCACCCTGCCTGTTACCTGATGACTTAGCAAAGCGCCCATCGTACAACATACGGAACTGAGATAGAATCTCACCTCGCGCCTCTGCGTTCTTACTAAACAGCACAGTCAAATCATCCATAGAGATGATACCGTGTGACCCAATAGTGCCTAGCAAAGACTTCTCCGCACCAAGGGTACCCGACATAAGGGTGTTGGGGGTCATGTCGTCGATACGAGTGATGAGCTTAGTAGCAGCTGAAAAGGGACGGATGATCTGACTCTTCCCTCCAGACGAAGGACCGATGAGTGTCAGCCATACCGGGTCGCCCAGCTTCATGCTGTTGGCGATGATCGATGCACACACCACATCAACGATGCCTTTATCCTCGATGTATAGCAGCTCGCCTAGCTTCTCGTGTAATTCGTCGCGTGTCATACCAGTTTGTTTAATTCCTTAACAGCTTCCATGAACCCTACGCTATGCTTGAACATGTACGCGTCGATACTGTCGTAAGCCTTGCCGCACGCACCAAAGCAATAGGCGCTGTTGGTCTTGGGGTAGTACTTTAGCGACGGTGACTTCTCGTTGTGCCAGGGGCAGCAAGCGAAGTTACGTTTAAAGTCCACTAGGTTGTCCATAGGATAGTCCTTAGCGCGTAGTACGGCGTCAGTCTTGTCAGACGTAGGCACTGGGCGATTAGCGCGCTGGTGGGCCTCCTGTGCCTTCTCAATGTACTTCTCGTGAAAGATAGTCGGCAGCATAACAGCGTCACGCGACTGCTTGTCTGCGATAACCTCCTCGATTGATGCGTAGCTCTTGGCTGACTGCATGAGCGCTCTAAAGTCCTTGCCTAGCGCTACGTAGTCCGACACATCCTTTACGCCAGTGATGTTAGGGAATAGGATGATCTTGGCGTCGGGGATGTACTTCAGGACCTTCACCATGCCCTCTGCGCCTGCTGCGTCGTTGTCGAAGCATAGGTATACATCGTAGGGTGCTAATGTAATAGCCCAGTCTTGCTGAAAGCTCATCGCTCCACCGGTAGATGACACGGCTGGGATGTTCGCTGACCAGCAGACAAGGGTGTCGAGCTCCCCTTCTGTGATGACTAGTGGTCCTTGTTCCTTGAGCTTATCTGCTCCATACAGCGTCACCTTGCCTCCTGCGTCATACAGGTACTTAGGTTTCATGTCGGACATAGGGTCACGCCGGTACTTGCTATGTTCGTTGCTGTAGGGTATCTTGATGCACTCACCGATCTGGGGGTGGTTGTAGATACTAATATTAAAAAGGGCCATCACTTCGTCAGTGATGCCACGGCGGTGCATGAAATCAATCATGTGATTTTCTACGTTATTCGATTGCATACTGGAAGTTTAACACACACAAAACACCTCGCGCTGGGCGAGGTGTTTATAAGTGGATAAGGGCTAGTCTTTTTCTTCGTCTAGCTCTGCTTGTGCCATTGCTACCATCTCTGCTACTGCTTTCTTGTGATCTCCTTCGTTGTTAAATAGT